GGTCGAAACGAGCGCGGGATCGGGCTAGTTTGTGGGTTGGCAATTAGTTAAGGGATGAGTTGACACATGGGACAGGTTAACCTCATATCTCAAGCCGACTATGCAAAGCATCGCGGCGTGAGCGAGGCCGCCGTCTCCAAGGCAATCAAGGACAAGCGCATCACCCTGACCGAGGGAAAGATTGACCCGGTGGCGGCTGACGCGCAGTGGGCCAGAAACTCCAGGGTGCGGGCTGGCAGTGGCCGACCTGGGCACGGCGGGCAAGGTGCTCGTGGCCAGGGTGCCGGCGGTCAAGGCGCCCGTGGTCCTGGCGCTCCTGGGCAGGATCCAGGCGGTGCCGGACAGTCGACCTCCGGCGTGGCATTGGGCCCGGGCGGCGCGCTGGCCGACGGCGATGGATCCGCCGCGCCTGGCTCGGACAACTACTGGGACAGCCGCAGCCGCCGAGAGGCCGCCGAGGCCGAGCTTGCAGAGATTGCGCTGGCCGAGAAAAACGGGCAAGTCATCCGGATCAAGGCCGTCGAGACCGTGTGGTCGCAGGCGCTCGGGTCTGCCAGAGAGCACCTCCTGCAAGTCCGCGCCCGCCTGGCGCCGCTGCTGGCCAACGAATCGGACCCGTTCAAGATTGAGCAGATGCTCGACCTGGAGCATTCGCAGGCCCTGCAGCACCTGGCGCGTGCGCAACTTCAGCCGGGCGCAACTGCATGAGCGCCCGCGACCTGCCCACCGACGAGGTCCGCGCCGCCGAGCTGCTGGCGCGCCTCATGGACAAGTTCCTGGCGCCGCCGCCGCGCGTCGACCCGGCGCAGTGGGCGGCCGAGCATCGCTACATTGCCAAGGGCAGCGAGCGCGGGCGCTGGCGTAACGAGCGCACGCCGTACCTGGTCGAGCCCATGCAGTGCGCTGGCGCCTATACGGCCTACGAGCGCGTGGTGCTCATGTTCGCCACCCAGCTTGGCAAAACAGAGGTGCTCTACAACTCCACCATGCAGCGGATCCACACCGACCCGCAAGACATGATGATGGTGCAGCCCACCCTGCAGGACGCGCAAGACCACAGCGGCCAGCGCTTTCTGCCCACCGTGCAGCAGACGCCGGTGTTGCACGGCCTGGTGGCCACCAGCCGCAGCCGCGACGAGTCCAGCAGCTGGCGCGCCCGCGGCATCCAGGGCGGCTTTGCCGTCTTCTTTGGCGGCGCCAACAGCGCCAGCAGCCTCGCGTCCAAACCGCTGGGCTTTGCCGTGGCCGACGAGGTCGACAAATGGCCCGGCGATGTTGACAACCAGGGCCCGCCGCTGGCGCTGCTGGAAGAGCGCATGTCCAATTTCAGCCGGCGCAAACTCATCATCGCCAGCACGCCCACGCTCAAGGGCCTGAGCGTCATCGAATCCGAATACCTGCTCAGCGACCAGCGCCGCTACCACGTGCCATGCCCGCACTGCGGCGAGCGCCAGGTGCTCGAGTGGGGCGCCGGCAAACAGTACGGCCTGCAATGGCTCAAGACGCCCGCCGGCAACGCCCGGCCAGAAACCGCCGTCTACATCTGCAAAGCCTGCGGCGCCACCATCCAGGAGCACCACAAAACCGACATGCTGGCTGGCGGGCTTTGGATCCCGCAAAACCCAGGCGCGGGCCGCGGCAAGCGCGCCGGCTTTCACCTCAACAAACTCTACAGCCCGCTGGGCTGGCGCAGCTGGGCAAGCCTGGTAGAAAAGTGGGACGCCGCCCAGGCGGACAAAAAGACAGGCAACAGCGGCCCGCTCAAAGAGTTCATCAACTCCAGCCTGGCCGAGACCTGGGCCGAGACCGGCACCGGCGCCGACGCCCAGGTGCTGCGCCGCCGCGCAGAAGACTACCCACTCGGCCAAGTCCCACGCCACGCCTACATGCTCACCATGGGCGTCGACACCCAGCCCGATCGGCTGGAGGCCCGCGTCTGGGGGTACGGCCGGGGCGACGAAAGCTGGCTCGTCGATCGCCACATCATCTACGGCGACCCAAACCTCGAAGAAGGCACCGAGGGCTCGCCCTGGACCCGCCTCACCGAGATCCGCCGCACCCCGCTGCTGCACGCCGGCGGCTCGCAAATGCTGATCGAAGCCACCGCAGTCGACACCGGCGGGCACAACACCCATGCCGTCTACACCTACTGCCGCGCCCATGCACACGCCCACGTGCTCGCCATCAAAGGCGCCAGCGTCTACGGCAAACCCGTGCTCGGCCGCCCCAGCATTCTGGACATCAACTGGCGCGGCAAAACCATCCCCCGCGGCGTCAAGGTCTGGCAAGTCGGCACCGACACCGCCAAGCACCTGCTCTACGGCCGCATGCGCCTCACCCAGGCCGGGCCCGGCTTCGTCCATGTGCCCAAGGCCCTGGCCGACACCGACGAGTTTGATCAAATGACCGCCGCCAAACTCATGCCCGTCGTCGTGCAGGGCAAACACAGCATGCGATGGATCACCCCGCAGGGCAAGCGCGAAGAGGGCGGCGACGGCATGGTCTACGCCTACGCCGCCGCCTGCTACCTGGGCATCCAGACATTCCGCGAGGGCACCTGGGCCCGGCGCGAGCAGCGGATCGCCCCGCGCGAGCCCGACCTCTTCGCCCTGCCATCCGGCCAGACTGGGCAAGTGCGGCCGGCTGGTGATGTGTCTGCCAACGACGGCGCTGCGGCCGACAAGCCCGCCGCCAAGCCGGCGCAGCCAAGTTACCTACAGCAGCAAATCGCGGCCCGCCGTCGGCGCCCGTCAGAGCCAAGCCTATGACAGACATCATTGCCCAAGCCATCCGCCAGGCCGTGCGCCGCCCAGAGGTCATTGAGGCCATGTGCGCGTCGCTCGAGCAGCAGCTCGCCCGCGAGCTGTCTGGCCTGGCGGGCGGGTCCGAGGTCTATGTCGGCAAGCGGCCGGACAAATCCCAGCGCGACGCCCGCGTGCGCGCCAAGTTCAACGGCAGCAATTACACCCAGCTGGCCAAAGACGAGCGGCTGTCCACCAGGCAAGTCCGTCGCATCATCCACGGCCCACCCGAAAAAAAGTGACATTTGTCCCTGTAAATGTCACAACCGCGGCGGCACAGTCAAGGCTCAGAACCTGTCTAAGCCAGATCCAGCCGACAACGGAACCACAATGTGACAACGCCAACCACCGAGCCAAGCCAGCTCTACACCGGCGACACCTGGGCCTGGACGCGCACGCTGCCAGACTATCTGGCCAGCGCCGGCTGGACGCTAAAGTACACCCTGGTCAACGCCGCCGGGCGCATCAACATCACCGCCACCGCCAGTGGTGACGACCACGCCGTCAGCGTATCCGCCGCCACCACTGCGGCCTATACGGCTGGCGACTACACCTGGCAAGCCTTTGTTGAAAAGGCCTCCGATCGCTACACCGTCGGCACAGGGGAAGTCACCGTCCGCGCGGGATTGGCCAGCGGCAGCGGTGGCAGCGACCAGCGCACCCAGGCCCGCGAGGCGCTAGACGACGCCATGGCCGCGCTTGCCGCCTACACCGCCAGTCGTGGCGTAGTGTCTGAGTACGAAATCGCTGGCCGCAGGATGAAGTTTCGCTCCATCGACGAGATCCGCAAGCTCATCAACTTCTGGCGCCGCGAGGTGCAGTCCGAGATCGACGCCGAGGCCATCCGCCGAGGCCTCGGCACCAGCCGCAAAATCTTCACAAGGTTCGGCTCATGACGCCACTTCAAGCCCAGCCCGGCAGCCGCATCCTAAACGCCTTTGTCGCCAAGCGGCAGGCCGAGCGCCGCGCCATCAACGTAAAAAACGTGCGGGGCTACGACGCCGCCAAGCGCGACCACCTCACCGCCGGGTGGACATCGTCCAGCGCCAGCGCCAACGAGGACATCCGCAACGCGCTGGAGATCGTCCGCGCCCGCAGCCGCGACCTGGCCGCCAATAACGACTACATGCGCAAGTTCCTGCGCATGTGCGAGGTCAACATCGTCGGCCCGCACGGCTTCCGGTACAAAAACCTCACCGCCAACCCGGGCGCCAGGGTTGGCGACGCATCCGCCCCAGACGAAGCGGCCCGCACACTCATCGAGTCCGCCTACGCCAAGTGGTCCGCTGCTGGCGTGTGCGAGGTCACCGGCCGGCACAGCCTGCGCCAGCTCATGAAGCTCGTCGTCAAGGCCGCCGCACGAGACGGCGAATACCTCTTGCGCCGCATCCGCGGTGCCAGCGCCGGCAACGCCCATGGCTACGCCCTGCAGATCCTTGACATTGACCGCCTCGACGTCCGGCTCAACGGTGAGCACGGCGCCAACCGCGTCATCATGGGCGTCGAGGTTGACGAAGTCATGCGCCCCGTGGCGTACCACCTGCTCACCACCCACCCGGGCGACTACAGCTACCTGCACCGCAACGGCCAGCGCTACGAGCGCGTGGTCGCCCGCGACGTTTTCCATGGCGGCATCGCAGACCGCGCCGAGCAGGTGCGCTACATGCCGTGGGCGCACACCGCCATGCTGCGCCTGGAGATGCTGGGCAAGTTCCAGACCGCCGCCGTCGTCGCCGCCCGCAAGGGCGCGGAAACGCTGGGCGTGTTGCAGCAGGCGGTCGACGCCGACCAGCCCAACCCTGGCGCCGCTGCGCTGGGCGAGCGCGACCCGTCTGATGGCAACAATTACGAGACCAGCCTGCCCGGCCAGTACGACACCCTGCCGCCTGGCTACACCCTGCAGCCGTTCGACACCAAATACCCCAGCGACGTTTTTGGCGTCTTTGTCAAAGACTGCCTGCGCGGGGTCGCCAGCGGGCTGATGGTTGCATACAACGGCCTGGCCAACGACCTCGAGGGCGTCAACTACAGCAGCATCCGCGCCGGCGTCCTGGAAGAGCGCGACGGCTGGTCTGACCTGCAAACCTTTTTTATCGAGCAGCTCGCCGATCGCATCCATGCCGACTGGCTGGAGATGGCGCTGCTGTCTGGCGCCATCGCATACCCTGGCGGCGCCGCCTTGCCGGCCAGCAAGCTCGACAAGTTTGCCGAGCACCAATTCACCGGGCGCAAATGGCAATGGGTCGACCCCAGCAACGACGCCCAGGCCGCAGACCTTGCGCGACGCCGCGGCTGGGTCACCGACTCCCAGATCACCGCAGACCGCGGCGGCGACTGGTGGGACAACGTCACAGAAATCGCCCAAGAGCAGGCCCACGCCGACAAGCTCAAGGTTGTCATTGGCGCAGCGCCGTTGCAGTCGCAGGTGCAGGCCGCTCCTGCGGCGCAAGCCTCTGCCGCAAAGGCGTAGCGCCCGCGCACCGCTGTTTTTGCGGCCAATGTCGAAAGTGACATTTTCCCCTGTAAATGTCACACCCATAAATTCACAGTGTGGGCATGGACAAGCCCACACCGCTCACCCGCAAAGCGCCAGACGACAAGCTGCTCGCCGCCCCGGCGGCCCGCGCCTTCAGCCTGGCCCGTGACGCCGTTGACACGGCGACGCGCACCGTAAGCCTCGCATTCAGCAGCGAAGAGCCCTACGACCGCTGGTTTGGCATCGAAGTGCTCAGCCACGCCAAAGGCGCCATCCGCCTGGCCCGGCTGCAAAACGGCGGTGCGCTGCTCATGGATCACAACACGCGCGACCAGATCGGCGTCGTGGAATCGGTCGAAATCGGAACGGATCGCGTAGCCCGCGCCGTCGTCCGCTTTGGAAAAAGCGAGCGAGCCGAAGAGATCTTCCAGGACGTTCAAGACGGCATCCGCGCGCACGTGTCGGTGGGCTACATCGTCCACCGCTGGGACGTAAAGGAAGGCCAGGGCGATGCCGCCAGCACCTATACGGCCCTGGACTGGGAGCCCCTTGAGGTCTCCATCGTCAGCGTCCCCGCTGACCCCACCGTCGGCATCGGGCGCGGCCTGACCGACGAGCAAACCAACCACCTGCGCCGCGAGTTCGGCTTTGCCCCTGAGAAGGCCGAGCCCGCCGAGGCGCCACCCGCAAAAACCACCCCGGAGAAACGCATCATGTCCGCTGAAAAGACCGCCGACCAAATCGCCGCCGAGCAGCGCGCCGCCGCCCTGGCCGACGCCGCCAAGGCCACGCAAGCCATCATCAACCTGGGCCGCGCCTACGCGCACCTGGGCGGCGAGCGCCACGCCGCCGACTTCCTGCAATCCGGCAAGTCCGACGCCGCCGAATTCCAGTCTGTCCTGCTGTCCAAGATCGGCACCGCCAGCAGCGACACCAGCAAGGGCGAGATCGGCCTGCAGAAAAAGGAAGTCCAGCGCTTCAGCTTCCTGCGCGCGCTGCGCTACCTGGCCAACCCCATGGACGCCGCTGCGCAAAAAGCCGCCGCGTTCGAGCTGGAGTGCTCCACCGAGGCCCGCCGCAAAGGCGGCATGGACCGCGGCATGGGCATCACCGTCCCCGTGGACGTGCTGCGCGCCGGCATGGACGGCCTGCAGCGCGACCTGACCGTTGGCACCGCCAGCGCCGGCGGCAATCTGGTGTCCACCAACCTGCTGGCCGCCAGCTTCATCGAGCTGCTGCGCAACAAGATGGCCATCCAGCGTCTGGGCGCCACCACGCTCAACGGCCTCGTCGGGGACATCGCCATCCCGCGCCAGTCTGGCGCCGCCACCGCCTACTGGGTTGCCGAGTCCGGCGCGCCCACCGAGAGCGCGCAAACCGTCGACCAGGTCACCATGTCCCCCAAAACGCTGGGCGCCTACACAGACATCAGCCGCAAGCTCATGCTGCAAAGCTCCATCGACGTCGAGGCCATGGTCCGCAACGACCTGGCCAAGGTCATCGGCCTGGAGGTTGACCGCGCCGCCCTGTACGGCACCGGCTCCAGCAACCAGCCCACCGGCGTCAAGAGCGCAACCAACCTCAACACCAGCGATTTTGCGGCAAATGCGCCCACCTTCGCCGAGATCGTTGGGCTGGAAACGCTGGTCGCCGCAGACAACGCCGACGTCGGCACCATGGCCTACCTGGTCAACGCCACCGGCCGCGGCAGCCTCAAGACGACCGAGAAAGCCAGCTCCACGGGCCAGTTCATCTGGGAGCCGGGCAACACCGTCAACGGCTACCGCTGCGAGGTGTCAAACCAGGTCGCCTCCAACGACTACTGGTTTGGCAACTGGGCCGATTTGCTGCTGGGCTTCTGGTCTGGCCTGGACCTGATCGTTGACCCCTACACCGGCGCCACCAGTGGCACCGTGCGCGTGGTCGCCCTGCAGGACGTGGACGTCGCTGTCCGCCACGGCGAGTCGTTCGCCCGCGGCAACAACACGCTGTAAGCGCCAGGTGGCCGGCCGCAAGGCTGGCCACCGCTGCCGCCATGCACACCGTGCGCATCACCCAGCAGACCGTCGCCCAGCGCAAAAACGTGCGCGTCGGTGACGTCCTGACCCTGCCGCCCAGCGAGGCTCGCCTCCTGGTTCGGGCAGGCAAGGCGGTGCATTGCGGTGGCGTGGTGCAGCCGCAGGCAGCGCCAGCCAAGAGCACCAAATCCAGAAAGGCCAAATCATGAGCATCGACCGCAACCTGGGCACCAACCTGCAGACCATTGATCTGCTGCCCATGCAATCCGTCACCGCCGACGGCAACGGCACCGGCGTCCTGGTCACCGACTTCGTCGGCGGCCTGGCCGTCATCCTGCGCGCCAAAAACACCGCGGGCAGCACCCCCACGCTGGACATCAAGCTCCAGGAGTCCGACGACGACAGCACCTACACCGACATCAGTGGCGCGGCGTTCACGCAAGTCACCGACGCCGGCACCTTGGCGGCCGTCTCGGAAAAAATCGTCGTCAATGTCGAGGCCTGCAAGAAGTACATCCGCGCAGTCAAAGACATCGGCGGCACCAGCTCCCCCGCTTTCATGACGACCTGCGTCGCCGTCGGCGTCAAGCAGGTTCGCTGATCGCGCGCCGTCACCTGAGCCATGGCCTTCACCGAGACCCTGTCCCCCTTCTTCGATGCCGACGACTTTGCCGAGTCCGTCGTCATCGACGGGGTCTCCGTGTCGGCCATTTTTGACAACGCCTGGGCGCAGGCCGGCATTGGCGTCGTTGGCGCCGCCACGGCCGACCCCGTGCTCACCTTGCCCGACGCCAGCGTCCCGCTGGAGCCCGAGGGCAGGCCCGTCGTCGTGCGCGGCGTTGCGTACCGCATCGTGCGCGTCGAGCCAGATGGCACCGGCGTCTCCACCCTGTTCCTGCAGCGTGCCGCATGACCACCGCATTTAGCGCCCTGGCCGCCGGCATCGTCACCCTGCTCGAGGCCTCGCCCGCCGTCAGCCCGCGCATCAGCCGCGCCGCCACCCAGCCGCTGCCCGAGCAAGCCGCCAACATGGTCGTCGTGCGCCTCATCGGCAGCGCCGGCGACGCCTACGCCCAGGCCGGCGCCCCCGTCAACTGGGACACCACCATCGCCGTCGAGTGCTACGCCCGCTCCACCGCAGACGCGCCAGACACCGCTGTGGACGCGCTGCTCCAGGCCGTGGCCGCCCGCATCCTGGCCGACGAGACGCTTGGCGGCGCCGCCGCCGGCCTGGCCAACGAGCGCCGCATCGAATGGGACTTTGAATCCCATGGCCAAAACGTCGCCTGCGCCACCTTCACCTTTACCGCGCGGCACACCACCGGCGGCAACGCCATCACCTGACACCACCACCCAGCAGAGGCCACCACCATGACCCGCCTTGTACGCAACACCGTCATCCTTGCCAAGCCCGAGGGCACCTACGGCGTCGACCCCACCGTTGCCGCTGGCACAGACGCCCTGCTGGTCAGCAACCTCACCATCAACCCCATCAACGCGCAGAATGTTGACCGCGAGCTCCTGCGCGCCTACATGGGCGCCAGCGAGCAGCTCGTCGGCACCCGCGTCGCCGAGATCTCCTTTGATGTCGAACTCGCCGGCTCCGGCACCGCCGGCAACGCCACCGCATGGGGCAAACTGCTCGAAGCCTGTGGCTACGACGAAACCGACGCCGGCGCCTACATCACTTATTTCCCCCTCACCACCGGCTTGTCAAGCCTGTGGATCGAGGCGTATGACAGCGGCGCCAAGCACATCATCAGCGGCAGCCGCGGCAGCTTCGAGATCATGGCCGGCCAGGGCGAGCGCCCCGTCGTGCGCTTCAGCTTCATCGGCCTGTACACCACGCCCAGCGCCTCGGCCGTGCCCAGCGCCACCCTTACCGCCTTCCAGAAACCGCTGGTCATCACCAACGCCAACAGTGGCGACGTGACGCTGGGCGTCACCTACAGCGCCGGCGCCAACAGCGGCGGCACCGCCTACCCCAGCCGCGGCCTGCAGATCAACAGCGGCAACAACGTCGTGCACACCCCCCTGCTGGGCGGCGAAGAGGTCGACATCACCGACCGCCAGGTCACCGGCACCGTGGAGTTTGACCTCACCGCCAGCCAGGAAGCCAGCTTCATGGCCGTGGTCGAGGCCAACTCCACCCAGACCCTGGGCTTTACCCACGGCACCACCGGCGGCGGCATCGTGCTGCTGTACGCCCCCGCTGTGCAGCTGCTCAACCCCAAAAAGGTTGATTACAACGGCCGCCGCCTCATCGGCTTTGACCTGCGCTTCCTGCCCAGCGCCGGCAACGACGAGCTCACCATCGTCACCAAGTAACCCGCCGCCACACAAGAGCAGGAGCCCGTCGCATGTTCAAACTCAACCCCGCGCCGACGTTTGTGGCGCAAGTGCCGCTCAGCGTGCCTGGCCAGGCCGAGCCGGTGCCGTTGTCTATCACGTTCAAGCACAAAACCCGCCCCGCATTTGCCGAGTGGCATGCGCGCGCGCATCAGATGCCGGACGCCGCGCCAGTCGGCGCCGCGATCGCCGACATTGCCCGCTCGGTCACGCAGCACGACGTCAGCGTGCTCAAAGACGTCATCGAAGACTGGTCCGGCCTCGTTGGCGCTGACGGCGCGCCGGTGCCCTACACGGTGGCAAATCTTGGTGATCTGCTGGACAACTACCCGGCCAGCGCGCGCGAGATTTATGCCGCCTACAAAGCCGAGCTGACCGAGGCCAAAAGAAAAAACTCCTAGAGGCTGCCGCGTGGCTGTTCAACGGATGCAATCCACAGCAACAAGAACAAGAAGCCGCGGCAGCCCTGGGCATCAAGCTGATCCCGGCGCCAGGGGAGCCGCCGCCGTTCGACGGATCCATGTGGCCGGAGAACATGGCCGCCGCTGCGCTGGCTGTGCGCTTGCGCACGCAATGGCACGTGGACGCGTGGGGCGCGCCCACTGCGATGCGGTACGACAGCCTGGCGCTGATGCTGCGCATCGAGCAAGTCCCGCGCGCCGACTGGCTGCAGGCTGTGGACGGGCTGCAGGTAATCGAGGTGGAGCTGTTGCGCCTCATGCGCGAAGCCATGGCCCGGCGCAAGCCGCAACCCAGGTAGCCCGCCATGGCCGGTGAAGCAAAACTTGTCCTTAGCGCTGAAGACGCGACCCGCGCCGCGTTTGAGAGCGTCAAGCGCAACCTGCGCGGCCTGGGCGACATGGCCAACCAGCAGGGATTGCGCATCAATGGGGCTTTTGGCGCCATTGCTGGCGGCGCCGTGCTTGGCGGCATTGCGACGCTGGTGCGCCAGGTCAATGACGGCGTCGACAAGTTCAACGATCTAAAGGACGCCACCGGCGCCAGCATTGGCAACTTGAGCGCGCTCGAGGATGTTGCGCTTCGCACCGGCACCAGCTTTGACACCATGGGCACAGCCCTGGTCAAGTTCAACGCCGCCATCAAAGACGAAGACGGCAAAAACGCCAACGTATTCAAGGCGCTCGGCCTTGATCTGGCGCGCCTCAAGGATCTGGACCCAGCGGCGGCCATGCGCGAAACGGCCGTCGCGCTGGCCCAGTTTGCAGACGACGGCAACAAGGCGCGCGCCACGCAGGTGCTGTTTGGCAAAAGCCTGCGTGAGGTGGCCCCGTTCCTGAAGGATCTGGCCGAGGCCGGCGAACTCAACGCCAAGGTAACCGAGCAGCAGGCGCTGGAGGCCGAGAAGTTCAACAAGCGCATTTTTGAGCTGCAAAAGAATTTGCTGGACTTCACCCGCATGGGTGTTGGCGGCGCGGTTGGCGCGGTTGACCAGCTGATCGAGCGCTTCAAGCTCGGGCAACGCGAGGGCGAATCGTTTGTCACGACGATTCTCAAGCTGACCAGCCCGATGGCGCTGATATTCGGGGCATCCGGCCCCAAGAACGGCTACACCGAGACGCGGGAAGAGCTGGAGCGCATTGACAAGCTGCTGTCAAAAATGGACACCAGCCGCAAGAAGGACGTTGGCATCCAGTCGCTGGTGCGCGAGCGTGAGCGCCTGCTCGCCCAAAAGGATACCTACCTGTACAGCGGCGCAGGCGCTGGGCGTGGCATTGCCGGATACGGGCAGTTGCCGCGCGTCACACTGGACGTCCCACAAGAAGACAAGGCCGGTGACTCTGCGGCAAAGAAAGCCGCCGCGGCTGCGCTGCGCGAGGCCGCCGATCGGGCAAAGCTCATTGCGGAGCTAAACGGTCTGTCCGGCAGCTTCTATGAAGACTGGGAGCGCCTCACGGCCATCTTCAAGTCTGGGGCGATGGGCCTCAAAGACTTTACCGCTGCGCAGGCGGAGCTGCTGGCAAAACAGCCTGCCATCAAGGCCCAGGCCGACGCGCAGGGGCGCGCCGCGCGCGAGGCGCAACGGCGCACAGAAGAGGCCGACCGCGAAAAGCTCAAGGCACTGCAAGCCATGCAGGCCGAAAACGAGGCGCGCAGCGCCGGCATTCGTGGCCTTGAGCAGGAGATTGAGGAAATGGGCCTCAATGCCGAGGCGCTGGAGCGCCTGCGCATCGCCAGGCTCAACGCCAACATCGAGCGCGAGAAAGAGGCGCTCCTGCAGGCTGGTGCCGGGGCCAACTCAGAAGCTGAGGTCCGGCTTATCCAAAAGCGCATCGAGCTGCTCGAAAAAGAGCGAGACCTCACCGTCTCCAAATCGGTCAAGCGCGTGCAGGTCGAAACAAAGCAGTTTGGCGACCAGGCCCGCGACGACATCTACCAGGCCACCAGCGCCGGCCTTGCCCAGGCCCTGCGCGAGGGGCGCAACCCCATCAAGGGCTTTGCCGATGCGCTGGGCAACGCCGTGCTCGACAAGGTGAGCCGCTCGCTGGCCGATGCGCTGCTGGACCCCATCCTGGGCAAAAACGGCATTTTCTCGGTGGGTATCAGTTCGTTTTTCAGCGCCATGAAGTTTGCCGACGGCGGCATCATGACGAGCGCTGGCGCGGTGCCGCTCAGGAAGTACGCCGCCGGCGGCGTCGCCAACAGCCCCCAGCTCGCCTTGTACGGCGAGGGCTCGCGCCCCGAGGCCTATGTGCCGCTGCCAGACGGGCGCCGCATCCCCGTGGCCATGCAGGGCGGCGCAGGCGGCGGCGACAGTATCACCATCGTCCAGAATTTCACTGTCGGAGACGTCGCCACACAAACCACCGTGCAGCAGGCCGTTGCCGGGTCTGAGCGCCGCATGGTCGAGGCGATCGAGCGGCGCCAGAAGTACGGGGGCGGCCGATGAGTGCCATCGCCTGGCCCACTGGTTTGTTGCCGCGCGACTTTTTGCTCACGCTGCACATCAACCAGCGCGTGTATTCGTCTTCCATGGGCGGCGCCGAGCAGGCGGTGGACTACCTCAACGACCGCTGGATGGCCAGCCTGTCGCTCCCGCGCGAGACGCACGCCACCTCTGCTGCGGTGGAGGCGTTTTTGTTCTCCCTGCGCGGCATGGTCAACACCACCGCGCTGTGGCATTTTGCCCGCACCGCCCCGCGCGGCACCCTGCGCAACACCCCCACCATCCACACCGACGCCGCCGCCGGCGCGGCCAGCATCATCGTGCAGGCCGCGGCGGGTGAGACGCTCAAGGCCGGCGACATGCTGGGCGCGGGCGGGCTGCTGCTCATGGTGGCCGAGGATTGCACCGCCAACGGCTCGGGCGTCATCACCGTGCCGCTGGTCAACCGCCTGCGCACCGCGCTGGCCGCGGCCGCCGCCGTCACCTGGGACAAGCCCACCGCTCCCTTCCGGCTGGTGGGCACCAGTGGCGTGCGCTATCAGCCCGGCGTCACCGACGCCGTGACGCTGGAGTTTGTGGAGGCCATCAGCTGATGCGCACCATCTCCACGCCCCTGCAAACCGCGTTGGCCACCGACGGCGTGGCCCTGGCCCAGCTGGTGCGTTTTGGCCTGCCCAGCTCCGCCATCACCCTGTGCACCGCCAACCGCGCCATCGAGTTTGAGGGCGAGGTCTACCGTGGCGTGGGCAAGCTGGGCAGCATGTCGGCCATCAAGTCCGCCTCGGGCGAGGTGCACGGTGTGCAGTTCGAGCTGGCTGGCGGCGCCAGTGAGCAGGTCGCCCTGGCGCTGGACGGCGGCGACGAGTTCGCCGGCTGCCAGATCACCGTGCGCGTGGCCGTGCTCGACGCCGCCACCCACCAGGTGGTGGACGCCCCCATCGAGTGGGCCGGCTATGGCGACACCTTTGTGCTGGACGAAGACGGCACCAACGCCCGCATCAAGGCCACGGCAGAGAGCAACGAGGTGGACCTCCTGCGCTCGCGCCCGCTGACCACCAGCGACGCGGATCACCAGTCCGTCTGGCCCGGCGACAAGTTCTGCGCGTATGTGCAAGAGCAAACCGGCAAGCCCTTTGTGTGGCCCGCGCGGGAGTGGTTCTTCAAATGATGGCCGCCACCACCGCCAAATTGGCCGACGCCCACGCCGTTGCCGCCGTCGCCCTGCTCGCGCTGCCCGTGCCGAGCGCGCCCCTGCGCCGCCGCACAGACTGGCGCCAGCGCCTGCGGGCGTTTGCCATGTCGCGCCACCGCGAGCCCTTTGCCTGGGGGCAAAACGACTGCGCCCTGTTTGCCGCCGACGCCGTGGCCGCCGTCACCGGGCATGATTTTGGCGCCTCATTCCGCGGCGCCTACGCCAGCGCCTCCCAGGCGCTGCGCGTGCTGGCGCCGTTTGGTGGCCTGCAGGGCCTGGCCAGCGCCGCGCTGGGCCAGCCCGTGGGCGGGCAGTTCGCCGGCGTGGGCGACGTGTGCCTGGTGCATTTTGACGGGCGCGAGTGCCTGGGCGTGTGCAACGGCGTCGAGGTGCTGGGCCCCGGCGCCAGCGGCACCGCGCACGCCCCGCTGGCTGCCGCCGCGCTGGCCTGGAGGGTCGCGCCATGATGTTCGTCGCCGGCGCCCTGGCCGCGGTGGGTGCGGCCTACGGCTCGCAGCTGCTGCTGATGGCCGCCTTCATGGTGTATAGCGCCGCCGAGCAGGAGAAGATGGAGCGCGCGGCCCGCGCCCGCTACAACGCCGCGCAAAAAGACCGCCTCAACAACCTGGACAGCGCCGTCGCCCCGCGCCACCTGCCGCTGGGGCGCGTGCGCAAGGGCGGCAACGTGGTGTTCCGCGGCGCCACCGGCACCAACAAAGAGCGCGCCTTCATCATCATCGAGCTGGGCTTCGGTGGGGTCGACGCCGTCGAAACCATCTACCTCAACGACGTGGCCGTCACGCTGGACGCCGACGGCTGGGTGCAGACCGAGCCCTGGCTCATCAACCAGAAAATCAGCACCAGCACGCTCGTCACCGGCCTCACCACCACGCTGCCGCACACGCCGGTGGAGGGCAGCGTGGCCGTGGTCAGCGGCAACAACGGCGACAGCACCGACGCCGTGCTGCACGAAAGCACGGTCGACGGCGACGACGTCACCGTCGACCAGGCCGCCGTGGACGCCGGTGCGGTCATTCAATACCAATATATCCAGTACACCAGCAAGGCCCGCGTCACCTGGCACCTGGGCGCGGGCGACCAGACGGCCGACGCCAGCCTCATGGCCGCCATGCCAGACCAGTGGACGGCCGACCACCGCGGCCGCGGCAGCGCTTACCTGGTGCTGGAGCTCATCTACAACGAGACGGCTTTCCCCAACGGCGTGCCCGTGGCCACCGCCGTGCTGCGCGGCGCCAAGGTGTACGACCCCCGCAGCGGCCTCACCGCCTGGAGCGAAAACCCCGCGCTCTTGATGCGCCACGTGTACACCCACCCGTGGTTTGGCAACAAGGCCGTATCGGCAGAAGAAGATGCCCGCTTTGTGGCCGCCGCCAACGCCTGCGACGTGCAGCACGGCTACGTGGTCGACGGCGTCACCACCACCCGGGCGCTGTACACCGCGGCGCTCGTCATGCCCTACGGCTCCCCCGCCAAAGACGCGCTGGACAGCCTGGCCAGCGCCATGGCCGGCAGCTGGGCCTACCACCGCGGCCAGATCTTTGTGCGCGCTGGCGCCTACACCGCCCCGGTGATGACGCTTACCGAGGCCGACCTTGCTGTGGAGGTGCGCCAAAGCGGCGGCGGCGAGGTGGAGCAACAGGCCATCAGCGTGGCCGTGCACCGCCCTCGGGTGGACAAGTTCAACATCGTCAACATGCGCATCTGGGACGCCGCGCAAGACTACAAAGAGGCCGCGCTCACCCCGCTCAAAGCCACCGCCCTGATCGCCCGCGACGGCTCCGAGCTGCCCCGCGAGATGGAGCTCTCCTGCGTGACCTACGCGCCCCAGGCCCTGCACGTGGCCGGCGTGCTGATGCGCGACGCGCGCGACCCGCTGACCGTCACCGCCACATTCAAGCTGCGCGCCTACCCGCTGGAGATACTGGTCGACACCGTGGCGCTTACCATCCCCCGCTACGGCTGGGACGAAAAAGAATTCCTGGTGGTAGGCCGCAGCTGGACGCTCACCGGCATGGTGCAGCTGGCGCTTAAAGAAACCGCGCCCGAGCACTACACCCCAGACGCCGCCTTTGCCGCCCAGGGGTACGCCGCCAACACCGGCCTGCCCAACCCGGTGAGCCTGCTGCCGCCCGGCACGCTGAGCTTCAGCACCGGCACGGATGAGCTGGTGGTGGTGGCCGGTGCCGTGCGTTCGCGCGTGCGCGCGTCCTGGGGCCTGGTGCCCGACAGCACCGTCACCGAGGGCGGCCAGATCGAGCTGCAATACAAGGCCGTGGGCACCGACGCCTGGACCGCCGTGGTGGTGCCCGGCAGCGAGACGCAGGCCATCTTGACGGAGGTGCAAGACGGCCAGGTGCTGCTGGTGCGCGCCCGCTGCCGCAACCGCCTGGCCATTGGCGACTGGGGCGTGCAGCAAAGCTGCTACGTGGTGGGCCAGACCGAGCGGCCCAGCGTGCCCACCAACTTCACCGTGCACGCCATTGGCGGGCAGGCCGTGTGCAGCTGGACGCTGCACGAGGCGGTGGACGTGCGCTACGGCGGCAAGGTGGTGGTGCGCCACGCCCCGGCCGTGAGCGGCGCCGCCTGGGAGGACGGCTACATCGTCGAGGCGTTTGACGGCAACGCCACCACCGGCGTGCTGCCCCTGATCACCGGCACCTACATGGCCAAGGCGCAGGACGCCGCTGGCAACTGGAGCGAGGGCTTTGCCAGCTTTGTGGGCACCGAGGGCATGGTCACCAGCTTCACCACGGTAACCACCGTGACCGAAGACCCGGCCTTTGGCGGCACGCTGACCGACCTGGTCAACAACGGCGGCGTGCTGCAGCTCAGCGGCGACACGCTCATCGACGACGTGGCCGACCTGATCGACGCCTGGGGCTACCTGGACAGCCTGGGCGGCCTGGCCGCTGCGGGTGAATACGCCTTCACCAGCACGCTGGATTTGTCCACCGTGGCGGTGCGCCGGTTTGAGGTGGACCTTGCCGTCAGCGCCTTTGACGCCGACGACCTGATCGACAGCCGCCTCACCGCCGTGGACAGCTGGGCCGCCGTGGACGGCGACGAGATCAACAGCTGCGACGCCACCGTGCTGGCGCGCACCACGCCAGACGACCCGGGCGGCTCGCCCACATGGAGCGCGTGGACGCCCTTTATGGTGGCCGACTTCAACTGCCGCGCGGCGCAGTTCAAGTTGCAGCTCACCAGCAGTTTTGAGACCCACAACATCCTGTGCGAGCAGCTGCGCGTCGCCGTCAAGGTGCCCGCCTGACCCCATTACCCAGAGAGCAACACCATGAGCCAATCCAGCTACACCCTTGCCAATGCCGCCGGCGCCGCTTTTCGCGCCGCACTCAACGTGCTGACGGCCGCCATCCGCAGCATGAACAGCGGCGCCAGCGCCCCCAGCGAGACGGCGGCCGACATGCTGTGGGTGGACACCACCAACGGCGTCATCAAGCGGCGCAACGCGGCCGACAGCGGCTGGGTGCTGCACGCCAGCCGCGCCAGCGCGCTGACCGACAGCAAAAGCGCCGGTTACACCCTGGCCGTGTCCGACCACAAGCGCCTGATCCGCATCACCGGCTCGGGCGGCATCACGTTTGACTTTACCGCCGCCGCCACACTGGGCGAGGGCTGGTGCGTTGACCTGCGCAACGACAGCAGCGGCAATGTGACGCTGGACCCGGCCAGCACGGAGCAGATCAACGGCGCCACCACGCTGGTGCTGTCTGCGGGGCAGAGTTGCACCGTGTGGTGCACCGGCACGGCCTTCTACACCATCGGCAACCTCAGCGCCGCCAGCTCGGCCACCGACAGCGCGGTAGACATCAAAAACGCGGCGTTCTCCATCACCGTGGGCAGCAACGCCATCACCATCGCCCTCAAGACCAAGGCGGGCACGGACCCGTCGGCCAGCGACCCGGTGACGGTGGGCTTCCGCTCGGCCACGCTGACGGATGGCGGCTATGTGGTGCGCACCGTCACCGCGGCGCTGAGCCTGGTGGTGCCCAGCGGCGCCACGCTGGGTTTTAGCAACAGCGAGACCAACGAGATCCACATCGGCTTTATAGACAACGCGGGCACCGTGGAGCTGGCCGTCAGCCAGGACCTGGCCGAGTGGACAGAGGGCAACGTGGTGAGCACCACCACCATCGGCACCGGCAGCGACAGCGACACCGTGCTCTACAGCACCACCGGGCGCACCAATGTGGCCTGCCGCCTGGCGCAGGTGTGCACCATCCAGACGGGCGGCACCGCGGGCAACTGGAGCAACAGCCCCACCGTGCTGCGCAATGTGGCCGGGTACGGCGCCGCGCAGCTCAAAAACGCCTGCCAGGCGTGGGTCAACTTCAACGGCACGGGCACCGTGGCCATCCGCGACCACTTCAACGTGGCCAGCCTGACGGACAACGGCACGGGGGACTACACCGTCACATTCAACGTGGCGCAGCCGGACGCCAACTACTGCGTGGCCGGCAGCGCGGGCGAGGTGACTGGCTCCGGCAACGCGCCGTGTTTTATCGGCCCGAATTACAACGCCGCGGGCGTGGCCGAGGTGGCGCCCAGCACCACTGCCGTGCGCATCAACACCGTGAGCTACGCTGGCGCTGGTAACGGCGGGCTGACGGACTGCAAATACGTCTATGTGCAGATCACAGGGAGGGGCAAGTAATGGCCGACCGCAACATCATCTGGCAGCGGCCCGACGGCACGCTGGCCGTCACGCATGTGCTCAACGGTGAGCCCGGGCAAGTGCACCTGGCGCGCCTGCTGGAGCGCGCCCACGCCGCCCAGGCCGCGCGCGAGGCGCTGCCCGAGGGGCACGAGTTCCGCGACGTGCCCACCGCGGACGAGGACTTTTTGGCCATGACGGCCGTGGCCTTTGACGTGCCCGCCGCCGAGATGCCCGCCGACAAGGCCAACCGCGCCGCGTGGCGCTGGTGCACGGACACCAACCGCATCACCGGCGGCTGACACAACAACCAACAACACCACCGGAGGATCCGCATGGCCGAGCCCACCACCCTGACCGCCGCCACGGTGGTCACCAGCATGCTTGTCACGGCCACGGTGGCCGCCGTGGCGCCAGAGCTGCAGTTTGGCGGCGTGCAGCTGGGCCTGCGCACCGATGTGCTGCTGGCCGGCTTTGTGGGCGCGCTGGCGGGCGTGGCCCTGCTCAACACCGTGCCATCGGGGCCCGACACCCCGCGCGGCCTGCTGGCCACCACCTTCCGGCGGGCCATGGTCATCAGCCTCAGCACCGTGATGGCCGCCTACCTGGCCCCGCTGGCCGACCTGCTGCCCATGCTGGCGCAGGCGGGCAAAGCCCCGCTGCTGGCCTGCGCGGCCGTGCTGGGCGCGGGCATGCAAAAGATTCTGGGCGGCCTGGTGGCGCGCGCCAGCAAGAAAGCGGAGGCCTGAGCCATGGACCACCTGATTGACGCCACCGCCCAAGGGTATGCCGCGCTGGCCGGCGCCGCTGTGCAGGTGTATTCCGCGCTGGCCGCGGCCGCCCGCCTGGCGTATGCCGCGCTGGCCGCTGCTGGGCCGTTTGCCGTGGTGGCGTGCCTGGCCGCCTGCGTGGTGCTGGCCGAGGCCTTCAACAAGCTGGAGCGCACCGACGTGCTGGCCTGTGGCCTGACGGCGCGCGAGCGCGTGGTGGAGGCGCTCAAGGCGCTGGCGTGGGGGTTGATGGCGCTGGGCGCGGGCGCCACGCTGGTGCTGCCGCTGTCTGCCAACCTGCCGCCCGACTTGCGCGAGTTGGCCAGCGACTGTGTGCTGGTGGGCTTTGCCGTGCTGATCGTGCGCACCCGTGTCAAAGAGACCCTGCCCGGCCAGGCCGGCAAGGCTGAGAGCGACGACTTTACGCAGACGCAAATCATCCGCCGGAGGTAGCCAACATGAAGCTCCTGCTCCAACGCACCCACACCGACGGCACGCGCACGTGGGGCAAGCTGTTTGCCGACGGGCGGTTTCTTTGCTACACGCTGGAAGACGCCATCCGCGAGGTGGCGGGCGAGCCGGTACAGGCCTGGAAGATACGCGCCGCCACGGCCATACCCAGCACGCACCACGCCGTCAATGACGGGCGGCCCTACCGCGTCAGCCTGGAGGTGAGCCCAAAGTACGGGGCCGACTGCCTGACGGTGAACGACGTGCCGGGCTTCCAGTACATCCGCATGCACAGCGGCAACACCGAGGCCGACACCGAAGGCTGCCTGCTGCTGGGCTTTGCCATCAACGAGGCCGGCATCACAGGCGGCACCAGCCGCGGCGCCGTGGCGCTGGTGCAGCGCGTCGTAAAGGACGCATTTACCGCCGGCGAGCAGGTGAGCCTGGAGATCTGCAACCCCACCGAGGCGGCCTGACCGCGCACACATGACAAAACCCGCAGAGAGTGACCTGTACATATTCCCCGGCGCCACCTTCAACGGCGACGTGGAGACGTGGACCTGGAAGGTGGATGACACCCCAGTCAACCTCACCGGCTACACCGCGCTGGCGCTGGTGACCGACGGCTTTGGCGGCACCGCGCGGCTGAGCCTTACCAGCGCCGGCGGCGGGCTGGTGCTGGGCGGCAGCGCGGGCACCATCGCGCCGGTGCTGAGCGCGGCCGACACGGCGGCGCTGTGGGCAAGCCATGGCGCCAGCCTGTCGCAGGCCAGCGTCTACGCCGGGCGGGCCGCCTACCTGCTGGGCCCGTGGAATCTGGAGCTGACCAGCGGCGGCGGCATCGTCACGCGGCTGCTGCAGGGCAAGTGTTACCTGGTGCCGGAGGCCTGAGCCGTGGCGATCGATACCGTTACCGTTACCCGCACCGTGGCCGTGGTGCAGTCTGCGGCCGCCGCCACGGTGGTGCAGCGCGAGACCACCACCACGGTGCTGGAGCGCGGCGTCTCTGGGCCGCAGGGGCCTGCTGGCGCCGGCGCGGGCAGCGTGACGAGCCTGGACACGCGGGTGAGCGCCGCAGAGAGCACCACCACCGTGGTGAGCAGCGCGGCCGTGGCCTCTGTGGCCAGCCTGGCCACGCGGGTGGGCAATGCGGAGACTTCGGCCTCGGGCGCCAGCAGCTCGGTGGCCAGCCTGGACACCCGCGTGAGCGCGGCAGAGAGCACCACCACGGGCCTGAGCAGCTCGGCCGCCAGCCAGGTGACGAGCCTGAATACGCGCGTGAGCGCCGCAGAGAGCGCCACCACGGTGGTCAGCAGCGCGGCCGCCAGCCAGGTGACGAGCCTGAACACGCGCGTGAGCGCCGCAGAGAGCGCCACCACGGTGGTCAGCAGCGCGGCCGTGGCCTCTGTGGCCAGCCTGGCCACGCGCATCAGCAGCACGGACAGCACGGTCTCGGCCGTCAGCAGCACGGTGGCTGCGGGCGGTGGTGGCGCTGGGGTGGCCAGCCTGGACACGCGGGTGAGCGCGGCAGAGAGCACCACCACGGGCCTGAGCAGCTCGGCCGCCAGCCAGGTGACGAGCCTGAATACGCGCGTGAGCGCCGCAGAGAGCGCCACCACGGTGGTCAGCAGCGCGGCCGCCAGCCAGGTGACGAGCCTGAACACGCGCGTGAGCGCCGCAGAGAGCGCCACCACGGTGGTCAGCAGCGCGGCCGTGGCCTCTGTGGCCAGCCTTGCCACGCGGGTGGGCAATGCGGAGGCCTCGGCCTCTGGCGTGAGCAGCTCGGTGGCCAGCCTGAATACCCGCATCAGCGGCACCGACAGCTCGGTGGGCAGCATCAACACCAGGCTGGGCAATGTGTCCACCAGCGCCAGCGCGGCCACCAGCGGCATCACGAGCCTGGACACGCGGGTGGGCAACGTGTCGACCAGCACGGTCAACGTCAGCAGCTCGGTGGCGAGCCTGAATACCCGCATCAGCGCCACTGACAGCCTGGTCTCGGCGGTGAGCAGTGTGGCGGCTGCGGGCGGTGGCGGTGGCGGTGCGGCGGTGGCTGTTGGCGGCATCATTCTGGCGCCGGCGGGATGGTCCGAAACCGACTGGCACGAGATGGATGGCTCTTACCTTGATGAGGCCACCTACACTGGGCTGGCCGGCCTGGGCGCTTTCTCCATGGCCAGCGTGCGGGAGGAGTACCCGCTGCCCATCATCAACACCCTAAGCGCGATTGCGCTGGGCGGCAGCACGCTGTTGGCGGTGGCCAGCAACGGGAACATCTTTTCGCGCGCCACCACGGCCGCCGCCTGGACGCGCGAGACCAGCGGAACCACCACGGTGTTGCTTTCTGCGGGGTACAGCGGATCCTTGTGGGTTGTAACTGGAGTCAGTGGCCTGGTGATCACCAGCCCGGACGGCGTTACCTGGACATCGCGCACCAGTGGCACCGCGCAAAATCTGCAATCGGTGGCACACAACGGCACGGTGTTTTGTGCCGTGGGCAACAGCGGCACGATCCTGACCAGCCCGGACGGCACGACCTGGACCGCCCGCACCAGTGGCGTCGCGGTCACCTTGTTGGGCATCGCCTGGAATGGCACGGTGTTTTGTGTTGTGGGTGCCAGCGGCACCATCCTGACCAGCCCGGACGGCACCACCTGGACCGCCCGCACCAGTGGCGTCGCCGTGCAGCTGAACCGCGTGGCGTGGAATGGCACGGTGTTTTGCGCCGTGGGCGCCAGCGGCACCATCCTGACGAGCCCGGACGGCACCACCTGGACCGCGCGCACCAGCGGCACCACGCAGGCCATTGGCTCGGTGGCGGCGTCCAGCGCCTATTTTGTGGCCACGGCCACCACGCCCGCGCTGCTGCTGTACAGCAGCGACGGCACAACATGGTCGCAAGCGCCCGGCTTTATCAATCACCACGCCAGCAGCCTTAACCCGGGCGCCGTCTGCTCCTGGGGTGACCGCTTTGAGTACGTCGCATCCAACGGCGATGCGCCCTACACCATAGGCGTGCCCGTGCCCAAGGCTGGCTATTGCCTGCTGCCGCGGATGCGGGCGGTGGCTGGCTATGGGCGGTATTTCATGAAAGTCAGCTGATGATCAAAACCACCCCAAGCCTGGAAATTGAGGCCGCCATCGAGGCGTGGCTGGACGCCCAGGCGCACGCGCTGGGCTACGCCAGCATGGACCGCGCTGCCACTTACGCCGCCAGCACGCACCCTGTTTTTGGTGCCGAAGCCCGTGCGCTGGTGGCGTGCCGCGATGCGGCATGGGTGGATTACTTCTCGCTGCTGGTGGCGGTGGCCGAGGGCGCGCGCAAGATGCCGACAGCCGATGAGTTTGTGGCCACGCTGCAGTTGCCCGACACGCCCGGCCCGGGGCCGGTGGGGCCTGCGCCATGATCGCCGCCATCCTCAAGCCGCTGGCCGGGCTGTGTGACCTGGTGCCCGGCTGGCTGTGGGCGCTGGCGGTGGCCGGGCTGGCGCTGACCAATTGCGCCACCCACATGCAGCTTGAGCGCGCCACCGGCCGCCACAACGAATACCGCGCGCAGGTGGCCACGCGCGACGCGGCCGCGCTGGCGGCTGCGGCGGAGTTGCAGCGCGAGCTGCAGCGCCTGATGGCCAAAACCAACGCCAAACACCTGGAGGCAATCCATGCACACACCCAAGCCCTGGCCCGCACCCGCACGCGGGCGGATGAACTGCTGGCGCGCAGCGCTGCGCTGGACGCTGGCGGGCAGCCTGGCGCTGACGCTGGCCGCGTGCCAGACGGCGCCGCTGGCCCCGGCGGTGGTGCAGGTGCATTGCCCCCGGGTGCCGGCACCGCCGCCGGCGCTGATGGCTGCACCCTTGCCCGACTTGATCGGGCAGGCCGAGACGCTGTTATTCGGCTCGCCGCCCAAGCTGCCCAGGCTGTCGACGCGCTGAAGCTGGGGCAGGATTACGCCGCGCTGTGCCACGGTGCGGCTGAGGCGGCGGCGGGGGCTACGGAGAAGGCGCCTGGCGTGCCGTAGGTCTGCCTGCGCCGCCAGCGCCCCCGGGCTTGCCAGCGATGGCGGGCCCGGGGGTTTTGTCGTTTGTGGCGTGGGAACAGTGCCCCGCCAGCCCGCATGGATGCTAGGGCTGTTTTTCATGGGTGCGGCTCCTGTGTCAGCGCTCGGTGTGCGGCTGGTTGAACTCTTCGCGGATGCGGCGGATGGTGTCTTCGCCCAGGGCGGCGGCGATCTGGGCGGGGGTGGGGGCGGGCGCTGGTGCTGCGGCTGTGGGCGCGGCGGCGGGGGTGTTGGCCTGGCCGGTGGCCACGGGCGGGGGCAGGGCGTGGTGGGCGGCGGTGAGGATGTGCTCGAGGCTCAATCCGTAGGGGACGATGCAGCCGGGGCTGACGCTGTAGGCGTACTGGGGGCGGCCGGCGCCGGGGGTGGTGTGGCGCTGTACCTGGCCGGCGGCGGCCATGCGGGTGAGCATTTTGTTGGTGTGGGCGCGGGTGGTGTCTGGCACGGCGGGTTCAATGGCCTGGTGGACGGCCAGTGGGCGCTGGGCGCGGCCGCCCAGGTGCAATAGGTGGAGCCAGACGGCGCGGGTGAGTCCGTTGCCAAAGCCGGCGCCGCGGGGGCGGGGGGTGTTGGCGGGGCCGGTGCGGGCGGGTGGGATGTTGCGGGCGCGGGTGCTCATGAGAGGGCTTCAAAGATGGTGCGCAGGCTGACGCTGGGGGGCACTGTGCACAGGGGGGTGACGGTGACGGCGGGCTGGCCGTTGACGGTGGTCCGCTGGAGGTAGCCGCGCTGCAGGGCCTGCTGGAGGGCGGAGCGGCGCTGGTCGCCGGTGAGGCCGGGTGTGGCGCGGGCGATGTGGGCGCGGGGCACGGGTTCGCCGCCTCGGCTGGCGATGGCTAGCCAGATGGTGCTGGTGTGGGTGGCGCTCATTCTTGCGGCCCAATCTCGTAGTCGCAGCAATGCGCGCGGGCAAAGAGCCCGCCGACATGGACGTGCCTGCCGGCAATGCTTGAGGCGCTTGGAAAACCGACCTTCAGGGCCGCTTGTTCACATCTGGCGCACAGGATCGAGTCAACCGGAGGGGCTTCCATGAACGTGAATTTGTCCGTCCCTGTTGAGCCGTTACCACACAGAAAGTGGACCGCCATGTGAGGGTGTTTGTGTAGTCGATACACATCAACGCTGCTCGGTCGGTGGATAAGTAATGCCCGTTTGTTTTGAACAAAAGGTAGTGCAGACTGCCATTGCAAAAATGGCTTGTAGCCCTTTACATCGGTCTTGCTGAGAGCTAGCTTCACATCGCCCTCCCCACAGCAGCAGCCAGCTTGACGGAGGCGTAGCGTCGTGCGCGGCTCCTGTCGTTGTCGTGGTCGGCAAAGTCGGCATCAACAATGCCTTGTCCGCTCACGCATACGCGCACCAGCCTCCTAAACCGACACACATCAATCCCCACGGCATCCTCCATGCGCGCACAGTCGCCGTCGTCTTCGCCTGGGTGCCATAAGCTGTCGCCGCCGAACTCGTTCTTCACAACGAGCCCGCCTTCGTGTCGCCTACCCGGTTGGACGACCATCTTGTCAGCTTCGCCGACAACTACGAGCCCAGCCGCCTTAGCCGCCATTTCCAGGTCTTCGCGTGTGATTGGGTCAGTCGTCATAGCGCACTCCGGTTGCTTCCATGTTGGCAAATTCGGAGTACCAAGCCTCATTGAATGAAAACCAATATCCGACGCTTTCCAGTTGAGTGGTCCACCACTTGATGTCGACCACGGCAAATTTAGGTTTCGCGCCGCGTCGGTTGTATTTGTGCTTGCTCGCCACCAGCACAGCGAACACTCCCGGCACTCCAGCATCCCGCAGCTTTGTCGCCAGCGCGTCTTGTTGCTTGGTGAGGGTCATGATTAGCTCCAGATCAGAAAAGCAGCCGCAAGGGTCAGCCAAAATCCCGTGAGCAATGGCTGCCTCCAAATAGATGACAAGCCCGCAAGGTACAGGCATAGTGAAGCGGCGGCCTTCACTTCACCACCTCCACAGCAGGAACACCGTTGGTGATGGTGTGCCTGACGTTGTAAAAGTGTTCGCCCCCCGCGCAGTAGCTCCTCGCCTGATCCAAATAGGTTGTTTGGAAACGATGACTACCATCCAATACCGAGTGAACGTGATACACCACCGTCACTACTGGCGGCAGGGGGACGCGGAAATTAAGTTGGCAAACATCGACGACTTTCCAAGCCTCCGGCGTGATTACTCGCGACCATTGACAATCTTCCAGCCACTCCACCACCGGCCCGCCCTTGCTCTGAGCAAGCAGCGCAGCGAATGCCTCCTCCGGCGTTTCCAGGTCTTTGTATTGGTCAGCCATGGTTCTTCTCCTTTAGCCTACGTGTTAGGGCGCAGCCTCATGCCAGCGCCAATACTTCCTGCGCGATCCGCTGCTCTGCGATTCGGCAGTATTCCGGGTTCACCTCCAGCCCGATGAACTGGCGCCCCAGCGTCTTTGCCGCCTTGGCTGTTGTGCCGCTGCCGCTGAACGGATCTAGCACCAAGTCGCCGGGGTTCGTCCAGGTTGCAACGTGGTCGCGCGCCAAGTCGAACGGAAACACCGCAGGGTGCCCCGTCGAAACCTCGCCGCCCGCAGCGCCAACGAGGTACTCCCACACGTTGTCTCGCACCTTCTCGTCTGCGGGTTCGGCGTCAAGCCCTGGCTTCTGCTTCCCATCCTTGGTCAGCCTGCCGCCCGCCTTCCAGTCGCTGCTGCGTTCAGCCGTCAAGCGGTTCACCGTCTTGGGTTTGCCGTTGCTCAGCACCAGCATGTATTCCCACGCCTGCCAATACGCAAGGTTGCTGCCCTTTGCGCCAGTGCCACGCATGCGGTAAACCATCGTGTCGTGCAGGTTCAGGCCCAGCCGCTTGAAGTGCAGCGCCTGCTCCATGCTGCTGCCGGTTTCGCTGCCGTCCTTTGTGGCATCGCCCACCACCCACACGATCACACCGCCAGGCTTCAGCACGCGCTTCAGGTGCCACGCCACGCCAAAGAAGTCCCAGCTATGCCCGCCGTAGGTGCGCAGGTCGTCATAAGGCGGGCTCGTCACCACCAGGTCAACACACTCGCGCGGCATCTTGCCCAGCAAGTCGCAGTTGTCGCCGCAGTGAATCCGGTTCAGTTCAAGCATGCATACTCCTTCATGTTCATCAACCAAGCGCCCTAACACCTCGGTCAAGGCGACCCGCTACGGGCTTCGCCCTACGCGGGCGCCTTACCTCGAACGTTAAGCTGATGAACTCTCCCTCAGCCAAGTTATCAACCAGCCTTTGCAAAGCGGTCTCCAACTCCGCCACTCGCGCCTTGAGTGCTGCTACTGTTTCGGCGGGGTATAGCGCATCAACCCAGCCTATGTGCTTTGGGTTGTTGGCGTCCCACCTGGATTGGTAGTCTTCGTTCCACTCATAGCCACGGAAGTCGTAGCCGCCCTCACCGTCAAAGGTTCGCCACGCCACCGGCTCCACACCAGCGCACAGCTCCTTGATGTGGAGGGCGGCGAACCTTGCGAATGCCGCTTCGTTGCGAGTGACAAGCGGGCTGAGCCCAGCCTCCCGCGCAAGTTCAGCTACTGATTTCATCCCTGCTCTCCAATAGTCAGGCCCCAGACTTCGGCGGCTTTGCTCACTGAGCGGCGCATCCACGTCATTGCAGCGCTGGTGACTTTGCAGCCGCCGCAGCACTCCGCAAACTCCGCCTCCGTCAGCATCCGCACTACCGGCTTCGCTTCCGCGTCGATTGCTGCGAGGGCTGCGTCAACTACGGCCCGGTCGCGCAAAGTCATCTTGCAGCCGTACATCAGTTGCAGCGCCTCCCGCGCCTTCTTCAATGCTTCGATGCTCATGGGTGATCGACCTCCGTGGCGGCGGGTTTGGTGGTGGCGGGCTGGGCGTCGGGCGGGAGCTTTTTTAGCCAGGCCTGGGCGAAGTCGGCCATGCCGGGCCGGACGTTGACGCCGGGCTGGATTTGATGGGCGTACTCTGCCTCGCAGCGCCAGATGCGGCCGTGCTGGCTGTGGTCGCCGACGTACTGGCGCGCGACGACGATGAGGCCGATGTTGGGGCTGTCTTTGCCCATGGCGCCCCAGATGACCTGGCAGCGGTCGCCGGTGGTGATGGGTTGGTTACTTGACATCCCGGGCCTGCGCGATCTTGTGGGTGCTGCTGCTCTTGAGAGCCATTTCGTAGGCCTCGGCCAGCTTGAGCGGGTTGTCGCCGGGCCGCGCCCACAGCTTGACTTGATTGAAGTTGGCCTCGACCATGACGCCGACGCGGTTGGCCAGCTCGCACAGGTCGCAGGCGGCGTCGCGGATGTCGGTGCCGCCGAAGAGCTCGACCTTGAGGATGAGTGTTCTAAGAAAGTTCATCACCGCGCCCCCTTGGGTGGCACGAGCTTGCCGCCGATGAGGCTGGGGAGGTTGTGGGCGTCCATGGCGCCGGGGCGGCCGGTGTAGGGGCGCAGCTCGGGGGCGGTGTAGTTGCCGCTGCTCCACATGGTGGTGGTGCGCGGGGCGGCGGGGGTGGGCCTGGTGCCGCCGGCGTAGCTGCGCAGGACCTGGCGGCCGTGGTCGGTGGGCTCCCAGGTGGTGTCGTTGGCGGCTTGCACCTGGGCGCGGGCGGGGTCTGCGGGGGTGGCGTGGCCTTGCATCTGGGGGGTGATGGCGCGCACGAGGCCGCGGGCTTGCAGGTGCTGCAGGATGGGGCGAATGTCTTGCACGGGGGGCTGGTCGTGCAGGGTGTCGGTGACGGTGGCGACGATGGCGTGGATGGTGCGGGCGTCTGCCGGGGCCATGCGGGCTACGGTGCGCAGGGTGGTTAGTTGGGCGGGGGTCATGGGGGCGCCCTTAGAAAGCGTTGACGCGGCTGTCGACAAACCGGCGCTCGGTGGGGGTGGTGGCCGGGTCGTCGGGGTTGATGAAGACGCGCCAGCGGTCGATGGCGAGGTCTAGCGCGGTGAACTCTTCGAGCACCTGGCATTGGAGGTGGCCGATGGTGTGGCTGTTGTGGATGGTGGTGTCGGGCTGGAAGCCGTTGACGTGGGCGGCGCTTTGGTGGGCGCCTTCGCCGCTGGCGGCGGGGGTGTCGATGCCGGGGCGGGTGATGCGCCAGATCTGGGCGCCGGCGGTGGTGCGGATGTAATCCGCCTCGTTGGGGAAGCGCAGGTCGGTGATGACGATGCGGTGTTCGCCCAGGCGGGCGCGCAGGTAGTTGACGCGGTTGCGCATTTGCTGGACCCAATAATCCGGGTCTGCGGCGCGGCGGTATTCGGTGCCCCACCATTGCATGATCTGCCTGGGGCTGCGGGGGGCGTCGATGGCGGGCTGCAGGGGGTGGAAGGTTTCGCCCGAGGCCATGGCGTTGGTGAGCACTGCGTTGCGAAAGGTCAGCGGCGCGCGGGCGAGGGCCAGGGCGGGCATGGGGGTGTCTTTGGTGGCGCGGGCGGTGAGGTAGACGGGGTCGAGGCCGAAGGCGTCGGCGACTTCGGCGCGGAGGGTGTCGGCAAATGCCAGGCGGCGGAAGCCGGCGTGTGTGCACAACAGGTCTGCAACGGTGTCTTTGCCGGTGCCGGCCAGGCCGCAGAGGGCTATGGTGTGGAGTTTTTGCATGGTTGTGGGCGGTGATAAATCTTGCTGAGGTCCCCCGCCACGGCGTGGCCGCGCCGGCGCAGGGCGTTGGCGACGTGGGCGCTGTCGTTGGCGGCGTGGGCCTCCCACCGGGCGGGGGCGAGGCTGGCGGCGTAGATGACGCCGTGCAGCTCGTTGTCGTGGACGCGCATGCGGGTGAGGGTGAGCTCGAGGGCGCAGCCGGGTTTGAGGGTGTCGCCGTGCTGGGCGACGAAGCTGTCGGCGGCGGGGCCTGTCCAGACGGCGGTGAGGTTGGTGGTGCCGGTGGCGCGCCGCTCTAGCAGGCGCAGGATGACTTGCTGCTCGCCGCCGCTGGTGCGGGCAAAGTAGGGGCGGGCGCGCAGGAACAAGATGCCGTGGGCGCGGAGTTCGCCGGGCTTGATCATGGCTGGGCCTGGGTGTCTTGCCGGGTGTCTTGCCCGCCTGCCTGGCGCAGCGGGATGACGTTGCCGGCGTGGATGCGGCGGCCGCCGTTGGTGGTGACGACGGGGGTGGGGCGGTGGTGGTGCGCGCGGCTGGGGGGTGGGGCGCTGCCGTACCAGTAGGCGCGCTCGCGCAGGGCGGCGGTGGTTTCTTCGGGGCCGGTGCGGTGGTGGGTGTCGGCATCGGCCTGGGCGTCTGCCTGGGCGATGGCGGTGTCGATGCTGCCGGGCAGCTTGCGCCGTGGGCGCAACGGTGGCGCGGGCGGTGGCATGGCGTCGCTGAACAGGGCGTGGGTGCGGCGGGTGAGCCAGGCGTCGAGGGCGCGCCAGGCGTCGAGGGCGCGCCAGGCGTCGCGCAGCCAGTAGCCGACGATGCCGGCAATGGCAAGACAGCAGACGACAAGGAAGGTCCAGGCGAGGATGTTGTTGGTGGTCATGGTGCGGAGTCCTCCTGTGCGGCGGGCTTCATGAAAACCAGCCAGTGGGTGCCGGCCTTGCGGCCGGATGTGTTGCCAAACATCGGAGCGTGTGGCGTGAGGGCGAGCACTTCGCTGAGCTTGACTTGCGTCTCGTTCCACTTGAAGACGAGCACGCCGTCGGGGTGCAGAACGCGAAAGCACTCGGCAAAGCCCTGGCGGAGGTCTTCGCGCCAGTCTTTGCCCAGCTTTCCGTACTTGGCGGCGAGCCACGATTGGGGGCCGGCGCGGGTGAGGTGCGGGGGGTCGAAGGCGACGAGGCGGAAGGTGCCGCTTGGGAATGGGAGGGCGCGGAAGTCCATGACGGCGTCTGGGTCCACGATGAGGGTGCGTGTGCCGTCGGCGCGGCCGTGGCTGCGGTCTGTGACGGCGAGGTGGACGCGCCGCTGGTCGCCAAAGAGTGCGTCGGAGTGGTTGCGGTTGAACCACATCATTCGGCTGCCGCTGCAGGGGTCGAGGGCGCGGGGGGTGGCGCTCATGGTTGGGCCTTTTGCGCCACCTGGGCGCTGGCGTGGGTGGATGCGACTGAGCCGCGGCGGGTGATGCAGCGGATGGAGCCGTCGGGCTGGTCTGCCCAGGTGGTTTGGGGGCCGTGCTCGGCGACGCAGAGGTCGCGGGCGCCGCGATCGCGGCGCTGCTGGCGGGCGGCGTCGTTTTGCGCGGCCTGCAGCTCGGTGGCGAGGTGGTGCTCGATGTGGTTGTCGACGACGATGGGCTGGGTGGCGGCGGTGTCGAGCGCGATGGGGCCGAGCCAGCAGAGTGCGAGGGCGATTAGGGTGGCGCCCAGCCAGTTGAGGGTGGCGGTCATGCGCGGGCCTCGGTGGCGCGGCGGATGGCGGCGCTGAGCTCGTGGAGGCACGAGCCTTCGATCGGGTCGTTCACCCGCTCCGGTGGCAGCGACCAGGTGACTTTCATCACCAGCGTCATCCATGCCTTGGCCCTGTTGGCGGCGTCCAGCAGCTCTTGCGCGGCGCGGGCCGCGTCGAGCATTTCATTGGCGGCCAAGCGATTGCCTTGTACGGCGTAATCGGCGGCGGCGGTCCTGAGGACATCCAGCAGCCACGGCGCCGCGGGCGGCCGGGCTTGCCCGGCGGGCTGGAACACCGGCATGGGCCAGTTGGTGGTGGCTACCTCGCCGTCAGGGCTGCTGGCGGGCGTGCTGGTCTGTTCGGGGTGTGGCATGGGGCCTCCATCGGGGTGATGGAGGCGATTGTTAGCGCTTCGCTAATCGTTGTCAATAGCTCAGCGCTAAATTTTTTCAGCCGAGCCTGGCGGCTGGTTGTCGAGGCGCTATTTTCGACAGTCCTTGACGGTAGTGTGGACGTGCCCGGTTTCAAAAAGAACAACGGCGCGATCTACCTTGCAGCCGCTGACCTTTTCGATGGCTGCGATGAGCCGGTCCATTTGGACGGCGGCATTGGGGATGAGGCTCCACCGCAGGTAGGCGATGTCGGAGGCTCCCCATCCGCCTGGGATGGGTGCGACGGCGACCTCGCCCTCGGGCGTTTTGACACGGACGACTTTAGGATCTCCAATGATTTGCCCGGGAGTGCCGGCGGCGCAGCCGACCAACGCAACGGTGATGGCCGCAAGAATCAGTTTTGCCCGCATGTGAGCGCCCCTTCGCCTCAAGTGCCGGTCATTGTAGTGCTTGGGTCCGCTGGTTGAGCAAACGTATCAAGGATTTTGATGATCTGGTCGCGCTGCCAGTCGGGCATGGCCTCCATGATTTTTACGGCGTGGCCGATGCGGGCGTCGCCGTGGATTTCGTCGTAGGTGGGCGGGGTGTCCATCCAGCCCTCGGGCAGGCCCAGGCTGGTTTCGATGCGGCGGGCGATGGCGTCGCCCATTTCGTAGCGCTTGCCGGAGCTGGCGCGGCGCAGGTTGGGGTTGCGGATCTGCGAGAGGGTGGCGTCGGTGCGGGTCATGCCGATGGCCTCGTTGAGGGCGGCCACGGTGCCGTGCTTGGCGACAAGGCTTTCGAGCCTGACGCGGCGCGTTTCAAAGACGGTTTGCATGCCGTCAATTACATAGCCCGCAGCGAAGGAACAAAATTGGCTGAGGGCTATTGACTTTGGATTAGCGCTCGGCGAATAATACGTCACGATGAATCTCCGTGAATGGCTTGACGAGAAACGCGGGCGCGGCCTGCAGCTGGCTGGCGGGCTTTTGGTGTCGCCGCCGATGGTGTCTGACTACGCCTCGGGCAAGAAGCAGATCCCCGCCGAGCGCTGCCCCACGATCGAGCGGCTGACGGAGCGCGCCGTTACCTGCGAGGAGCTGCGCCCGGACGTGGAGTGGCATGTGCTGCGCGGCGTGTCGGCCACGCCCCTGGGCGGATCGGACGCGGGCTTTGCCGCAGAGATTCCGGGCGCGCCGCGTGCCTCGGCGAACGAATCCAACTTTACGGGCGCTCCGGCGCCGGAGGCGGCTTAGGTGGCTGGCTCCATTGGCCCCATGCGCAGTTGCCGCGCGGCTACCACGGCCGCGCTGTGCTTTGCCCTGGCTCGCGCCTTTGCGCGCTGGGCTGTGGCTGTGTGGGTGGGCCTGGCCTGCCGCATGGCCGAGGACTGTCTCCTGTTCGGGTTGGCTGCGCGCGGGCAGGCGCGTGGCTTTGGCCGGGCGCGGCGGGCCGGGGTGTTTTTCTTGGGTCTGCGGGCTGGTGTGCATGCCTGCAGTGTGCGGCGTGGCCGCTATTGTTTCTATAGCAACTGCGCGGGGGTGGTGCGATGGCTGGCTGTGTGATGGATGCTGCGTTTAACGTGGTGCACGATTACCCGGGGGGCGCTGCAGCACTGTCTGAGCGCTTGGGCAAGGGGCGGCCGGCGCTTTCGCATGAGGTGAAGGGGGATGGCTCTGCGAAGCTGGGCCTGAAGGATGCGGTGAAGGTGTCGATTTTGACGGGTGACACGCGGATTGCGCAGGCGTTTGCGCAGGCGGTGGGCGGGGCGTTTGTGCCTGGCGCTGCGGCTGGGCGTGGCCTGGGGGATGCGGACCTTACTGCTGTGGGCGAGACGATGCGGGAGGTGACGGAGGCGGTGTCGGCTTTCTGTGTGGCGATGGCGGACGGCAAGGTGTCAGCGAACGAGCTGGCGGCTTTTGAGCGTGAGGCGCTTGAGGGTACGCATTGCCTGATGCAGCTGGTGGCGCGTGCGCGCCAGGTGCATGAGGCGGGGAAGCCGGCGGGGTTGCGGGTGGTGGGGGGTGGGGCGGTATGAGGTTGGATCTGCTGCATGGTGATTGCCTGCAGTTGATGCCCACGGTGGGCCGGGTCCAGCATGTGATCACCGACCCGCCCTATGAGGCAGAGGCGCACGCCAAGGGGCGCCGGCTTTTGGGCACGCAGCGCGGTGGCGAGCGCACGGTGGAGTACGGGGCGCTTGATTTTTCGGCGATTGGACCGCAAGAGCGGATCGAGTCCGCGCGCCTGATGGTGGCGGCCTGCACTGGCTGGCTGCTTGTGTTCTGTCAGGCTGAGGCGGTGGCCGCATGGCGCGATGCCATCGTTGCAGGGGGGGGGCGCTACATGCGTGCGATGGTGTGGATTAAGCCGGACGGCGCGCCGCAGTTCACTGGCGACAGGCCGGGGATGGGCTACGAGTCCATCGTAGCGGCATGGTGCGGCGAGGGCCGCAGCGTATGGAATGGCGGCGGGCGGCACGGGGTTTTCACGATCCCGCATCGTGACAGCAACCGCCCCAAAGAGCACATGACACAAAAGCCGGTGCGGCTGATGCGCGAGCTGGTGGCGCTGTTCACACAACCTGGCGACGTGGTGCTAGACCCGTACATGGGCTCGGGCACAACAGGTGTGGCTGCGCTGGCGCTTGGGCGCGGGTTTGTTGGGATTGATCGCGAGGCGCGGCATGTTGAGACGGCGCGGCATCGAATAGATGCGGTGCGGGCGCAGGGTTCGCTATTGGAGGCCGCATGAGCGTATCGATGGTGTCGATGGTGCTGGACTGCTTCCCCTCGGGCGGCAGCTTGCGCTGCCTGGCGATTGCGCTGGCGGATGCGGCGGACGATGACGGTGAAAACATCTTCAAGAGCGTGGCGACGCTGGCGCACCAGAGCGTGCAGTCTGAGCGGACGGTGCAGCGTGTGCTGCCGACGCTGGTGGATGGCGGCTGGCTGGAGCTGGTGTCTGATGGCTCGGGCGGGCGCGGGCGGCCGACGGTGTACCGGATTGCGCCTGCCTGGATTACGCGCTGCGCGATGGAGCGGGCGCGCGCGCGGGTGGAGGGGCGCAAGCCGCAGCGGGTGACGTTGGGCCCGGCGGCGGATGGTGGCGGTGATGGCGCTGGTGCGCATCCGCCGGCACTGCCTGGGCCGCCGGGTGCTGTGGCGGGTGTGGCTGTTGATGCTGGTTCTGCGCTAAAGGGTGTCAATCTGTCACCCTTTACGGAAGGGCAAAAGGGTGACAAAAACAGCGTAAAGGGTGACAAAAACGGGCTAAAGGGTGACAGCCATGGGTGTCACCCGAACATGAACAATAAACGTAATACCCCCCTACCCCCCGTCGGGGGGGGTGAGGTTTTGCAAAACCCCGAACAGCCGACCGCGCCGGATGCGTGCGGGCAGGGCACCGGGGGGCCGCAGGCCGGTGTGGGGCGGTGTGGGGCGCCGTTGTTGGCGCCCGGGGTGGCGCCGGATGGGTTGGCGCTGCTGCTGGCGGCGTACCCGCGCCAGGACGTAGCGGACGCGACCGCAGCCTCCCGAGCCTACACACGGCTCGCACCATCGGCTGAGGATGTCCGCGCGATGCTGGCGGCGATTGAGCTGCAGCGCCAGAGCCCGGATTGGCAGCGCGAGGGCGGGCGGTACGTGCAGAAGCTGAGCAGGTGGCTGCGGGGGTGGGGCGATGGTGGGCGCGAGGTGGCGCAGCGGGCCATAGCCCTCGCCGCTGCTGGCAGTGCTGCTATGGTTTCTGTAGCGGGCGGGGTGCCGCAGGCGGCGCGGCAGCCGAGGTTGGAGCCCGAGCAGATGGCAGCCAACAAGGCGCGCGTGGCCGAGCTGGCCAAGCTGGTGCGCCAAGGCGCGGCGCGGGGTGCGTTTGCCTCGGCGGCTGCGGCTGGGTGTGGGGTGGCGGCGTGAAGCTGACCATCAGCACCAACTTCGAGCAGGTGGGCCGATCGTTGGACCGCATGCGCGAGGACGTTGGTGCGCGTGCGTTGGCGTCAGCGCTCAACCGCACGCTGGAGCAGGCGCGTACGGCAATGAGCCGGGAGATCCGGCAAGAGTTCAACATGCCGGCGGCCAAGGTGTCGGCTGCGTTGCGAGTGAGGCGCGCGAGCTTCAAGGCCGGGCGCTTCCGCATGGAGGCGGTGCTTGAGTCGCCGAGCAAGCGCGGACGGTCGTTGAACCTGATCAACTTCGCGGCACGCCAAACGCGCCAGGGTGTGACGGTGAAGATCAAGAAGGGCGGGCCGCGCAAGCTGATCCGCGGGGCGTTTATCGGCAACGATGGGCGCACGGTGTTCATCCGTGAGGGCAAGTCGAGGTTGCCAATCAAGGCGGTGCAGACCATCGACGTAGCGCAGATGTTCAACACCAGGCGCATCAACGCCAAGGTGGTCGACGTCGTCAAGGCGAGATTCCCGGCGATCTTCGAGCGCGAGGCTCGCTACTACACCGGCAAGTTTGGCGGAGCGTCCAGATGATCAAAGCCGAAGCGCATCAGCCGACACCCCCCGTCGCGGGTCCTCCCGCAGCGCCTTTGTTTACGGGTCGAAACGAG